GTACTGCCAGTTTTGATACTATTAATATTGGTACTCATATTCCCGGAGCAGCGGGTCCAGATACACTTGATTTGGGTGGTTTTGCTGGTACTGCTTATAATGATAATAAGTATTTTGTTGATGGATATGATCCTTACCCAACAGTAGGGTCTGTTGATACTCTTAATCTAAATTTAAATACAAAACCTCAACCAAATTTAAAGTATGAGGCACAAAAGTATGGTGAAGATAAAGGTATTGCAGACCTTAAAGATTATGTCTCTTCCACCTATCAGGGACATTATACAAATGATAACTCAGATGTTCAGACACTTGACCTTATTCATTCTGTAGGTGATGCTGAGTCCTTCTGCCGTTCTAATGCACTCAAGTATTTGAGTCGGTATGATAAGAAGGGTTCTGCAAAACGTGATATACTAAAGGCAATGCATTACTGTCTTCTGTTATACTATTTCAGCGGCAACACAAACAATGAAACTCCGACCCGTGGTTATGAAACTTTCTGATAAAACTCTTTCTGTACTTAAGAACTTTTCGACTATTAATCAGTCAATTCTTTTTAAGCAAGGAAGAAATCTTCGCACTATTAGTGTAATGAAGAATATTCTTGCTGAGGCAACAATTGATGAAGATCTACCTAAAGATTTTGGTATCTATGATCTTGGTCAGTTCTTGAATGGGATGGGTCTTCATCAAAGTCCCGAACTTGATTTTGCTACTAATGAATCTTATGTGGTAATCAAGGAAGGTAAGATGCGTTCAAAGTATTTCTTTGCGGATCCTAATGTAATTATTACTCCTCCTGAGAAACCTATTACTCTTCCTAGTGAAGATGTTACGTTTGACTTGAGTACTGACCAATTAGATAAGTTACTTAAGGCAGCAGGTATCTATCAACTTCCTGATTTATCAGTAGTTGGTGAAGCAGGTGTGGTTAATCTTGTAGTACGTGATAAGAAGAATGAAACATCAAATGTTTTCTCTATTACAGTTGGAGAGACAGATGCTATTTTCTCGTTTAACTTTAAGGTAGAGAATATTAAGATTCTTCCTGGCACCTATGATGTTGTTGTATCTCAGAAACTTCTATCTAGATTTACTAGTAAGAATCATGATCTTACTTACTATATCGCATTAGAACCTGATTCTACATTCGAATGAAAAAGATAGACCCTAGTGAGTATATGATGGATGGTTGGGATCAGCAAGGTTATCCATCATATAAAAGAGGTTCCCTTCATAATAAGGTGGGGATGTGGATTATGTGGACATATTATGTTCTTATCATTTTTATGGTTACTAGATTAATATGGGTTCTTAATACAAGATGAGAGATGAATTTCTATGGGTTGAAAAGTATCGACCCAAGACAATTGAAGAGTGTATTCTTCCGGATAACATTAAGAAGACTTTTGTTGACTTCCTAGATAAAGGGGAAGTTCCCAATCTTCTTCTTTCTGGACCTGCTGGGTGTGGTAAGACGACGGTTGCGAAAGCACTTTGTAATCAATTAGGAGTTGATGTATATGTTATTAACGGTTCCGACGAAGGAAGATTTCTTGATACTGTGCGTAACAACGCAAAGAATTTTGCTAGCACGGTATCAATCTCTTCAGACGCAAAGCATAAAGTCATTATTATTGATGAGGCAGACAACACCACTCCCGACGTACAGCTCTTACTTAGAGCCTCTATTGAGGAGTTTAGCAGAAACTGTAGGTTCATCTTCACCTGTAATTACAAGAACAAGATCATCGAACCACTCCATAGTCGTTGTGCCGTCGTTGAGTTTTCTATAAATGCAAGACAAAAACCCCAACTCCAATCTGCCTTCTTCAACAGACTTAACGGGATCTTGGACACCGAGCGGGTTCAAAGTGATAAGAAAGTCTTACTCGAACTCATCAATAAGCACTTCCCAGACTGGCGTAGGATCCTCAACGAATGCCAAAGATATTCTGTCGGGGGGAAAATTGATAGTGGAATATTAGCCCATTTCTCAGATGTAAAAGTAAATGATCTCCTTAAAAACCTCAAGGAAAAAGATTTTCCTCAAGTACGCAAATGGTGTGTCAATAACCTGGATAATGATTGCGGTGTTATATTACGTAGGATTTACGATTCTCTTTCAGATTCCTTGGTTTCTTCTTCCATCCCTGCTGCTGTTCTTATTCTTGCTAAGTATCAGTACCAAATTGCCTTCGTCGCTGACCAAGAAATAAATTTACTTGCTTGTTTAACAGAGATTATGGTAGAGTGTGAGTTTAAATGATTGAGAAGTATATCATACTTTCATTGCTTTATCTTGAATGGTTCACTCAGAAACTTCTTTGTTTACCTTATAAATTGTATATAAAATTTGATTATTGGAACTTTAATCGTAAATTACCCAAATGACTAAAGATTTTTATAGTGTAGTTGCATCTGCCCAAACTCGTGACCCTTATCCAGTATATAAGTTCTATAATGAACCAGAAGACTGGTCTTGTAATGGAACTGTAAATATCTCTTGCAAAGATGGTAAGGTTAATGTTACAATATTTGAAAAGGATTCTATTAATATCCATCGTTTAGAAGTTTGTGCTGATGGTCCGGTTGGTGCGAGACTTACTGAACAAACCTCACATCCTGAAAGACCATGAGTAAATTTATGACTAGTAAAGAAAAAAAAGAAAAGAAAAGGCATCAGGTTAAATCCCAATTTTATTATATCTTTTGGGGTGCTGCTACTGTATCTGTAGTTGCTGGTCAGATATTTGTAGGAAGTGGTTTCCGTAGGATGTCGGAAAGTTTTGAGAAGGTATTAGATTCTCCCATACGATTAGATTTGGGTATCCCTAGAATACATAGATGGAAAGATGATGGTTTATATCATCCGACTGATCCTCCTAAACCAGTAAATCCTTCATATAAAGAAGATTTTGACAGAAGACTGTAATAATGAAATCTTTAAAGAGTTTTAAAACTTGTCTTCGCTATCCTGGAGGTAAGTCTAGAGCAGTTAAAAAGATGGATCAGTATTTTCCTGATCTACGAGACTATGTTGAGTTTCGTGAACCTTTCCTTGGTGGGGGAAGTGTAGCGATACATATTAGTAAGAAGTATCCTCACTTAAAGATTACAGTTAATGATCTTTATGAACCTCTTGTTAACTTTTGGAGTAATCTCCAGATGTTTGGTGTAGAATTAAAGGATACACTATCAGAATTAAAATCTAAACACAATGATCCCGATTCAGCGAGAGTACTTTTCCTTAGTTCTAAGGAACGCATTAATAGCAGCGATTGTTCACCCTTTGACCGTGCTGTGGCTTTTTATATTGTTAATAAGTGCAGTTTTAGTGGTCTCACAGAAAGCTCTAGTTTTTCATCTCAAGCTTCCGTTAGCAATTTTTCACTTAGGGGAATTGAGAAGTTACCTGGGTATCAAGAAATCATATCGAATTGGCACATAAATGGTTATTCTTATGAACATTTAATGACAAACGATCTTCATGATGGAGTATTCATGTATTTGGATCCTCCTTATGATATTAAGGATAACCTTTATGGAAGAAAGGGGTCGATGCATAAAGGATTTGACCATGATAAGTTTGCAGCAGATTGTGATAAGTATGACATTCCGATGCTTATCAGTTATAATTCAGATCAGTTAGTTAGAGATAGATTTAAAAACTGGAATGTTGCTGAGTTTGATTTAACTTATACGATGCGTTCCGTTGGTGAATATATGAGAGAACAAAAAACACGAAAGGAACTTTTGCTATTTAATTATGAAAAAACTGTGGAGAATCTGGAAGTATAGTCTAGGAAGTTTTGCTGATGTTAAAACTAAGAGATATGATAATATTATTGTTCTCGTTAGGAGTTTTATATTTCTTACCTATTTGGCTACCAATGGTTTTATTGTAGCAGGAGTTATAAGACATTGGAATTAAAAGATTGGTTAAATTCTGTTAACTTTACAAAGGATGATTTAACAGAACATACGAAAGATTATCCTCCATATATTGTCAATCGTTGTCTGAGTGGGCATTTAGATTGTATTATGTTTGCAAATGAGATGAATAGGTATCCTAACCTAGACAAAGATATGCAATACAGTTTTTATCTAAATACACTTAGGAAAAAGAAGAGATTTTCTCCCTGGCTCCGTAAGGATAAAGTCACGGACCTCCAAAGTGTTAAACAATACTATGGTTATAGTAATGAGAAAGCGTCTCAAGCACTGAAAATTTTATCAAAACAACAACTGGATTACATTAAACAAAGACTTGACACGGGAGGAAGACAATGACTACTACGGTAGAACCGGAAGTAAAGTGGTCGCAAGACCAGATGGTGGAGGTACTTCTAAATGAACCTGATGATTTTCTGAAGGTTAGAGAAACTCTTACTAGAATTGGTGTAGCATCTCGCAAGGAAAAGAAGCTATATCAGTCTTGCCATATTCTGCATAAGCAGGGTAGATATTTTATTGTGCATTTTAAAGAGCTGTTTGCTCTGGATGGGAAACATGCTAATCTTACAACTAATGACGTTCAGCGACGTAATCGCATTGCTCGCCTTCTTGCTGATTGGGGCCTTATTTCGGTCGTAAAAGCAGAAGCAGTTGCTGATATTGCTCCTTTGAATCAGATTAAGGTCTTATCATATAAAGATAAGGGTGATTGGGTTCTAGAGCAGAAGTATAATATTGGTAAGAAGGTGAAGCCCCAAGAGGACGGGTAACCCTACTGCTCTTTTTTGAGTTTTGTGCTATAAATAGGTATGAACGCCGAAAGGGTTCACAAAACACAAACTCGCTTTTAAAGGAGCTACTATCATGGGCACACTAGCCAGGTATCATGCAGCCAATCTTCCAGAATTACTAGAGAAGATTAATAGGAACAGCATAGGATTAGATGATTATCTCAATAGATTTTGGGATGGTCCTACTACTTCCAATTATCCACCATATAACTTAGTACAGATTAATAATGTCTTATCGAAACTCG